TCAAACGTCTACAGGTAGAGCTGTCATTCCAGGGAAGCCGTGCAAAATGAAAGCTCGCTTCACTGGCAAACTAGACGGCCTACACCATAACAAGAAAGAACTCATCATCATTGAGGAGAAGACAGGTGCTAAACTCGATGAACACTGGTTGTCCCAGTGGATATTGTCACATCAGATCACAGGCTATTGCCTCGCTGCTTCTACATTCACAGGACTTCCCTGTTCCCATGCTCTCGTTAGCGGGATGCGCATCCCTATTGGTAAAGTGCCAGCAGAGGGAATTAGAAGAGAGTATGTACCACGTAGTAACCTCATGTTCGAAAAGTGGGCCAACTGGTTCGTAACTTCTATCAACATGGAACAGCAATGGAGAGACAATGTAATCTCCGCTCCTATGTATACACATAGTTGTAATAGATACTTCCGTAGTTGTTCCTTCCTTCCATTCTGCGCTGCTGATTCAATAGAAGAGAAGGAACAGATCATCTCAGAGATGGAACACGATGAATGGTCACCTTTAAATGATTAGAGTAAGGAGATAACCATGAAGATACTCAGCTTGTTACTTATCCTTCTTGCTAGTACTGTCCAAGCACAGACTAACTATAACAGACCTACATTTAACAGACCATTCCCTATCCCACAAGTCTTACAACCTCATACACCATTACTCGAAACGTATAGAGATAGATACGGGAATACCCAAGGACGTATACAAGGACGACCATTCAAAACTAATAAAGACAGATGGGGCAATACACAAGGAACAATAAGAGGCAGAAGCTTTAGTTGCACTAGAGGTACTTACGGTAATCAAACCTGTAACTATCAGTAACTATATCTCTCAGACAGTACGTCGTCTAAGAATGGGAACCGTAGCATATAATGACATTAACTGTGATTATCATCCCTTATCCTCCATCTATAAATGGTGTAAGACTAACAGAAAGGCAAAGTGAGATAATCTTTGCTCTAGCAGATGGAAGATGGCACAGTGCAGAGCAGATAATAGATATAATATATCCAACTGGTGCCATTCGCCCAACGAGTTGTATAAACCTTATAGCCTCACATGTCTGTGCACTAAGAAAAATAATAAAACACTGCCGGATTGAGAATGATCACAGGTCTAGGTTTAGGTTAATAAATGACTGAACGTAATGCAGTTGATATAGAACAATGCTATGCCATCATTCGTGGACTACTATGTAAAGGCATTGCTCTATATGGCCCATTCAACTCAATACAAGAGGCAATGGCTTACGGTGATAAAAACTTTCCCGATGACACTAGGGAGATCATGCCTATGTATAAGGAGGTAGTAACGCATGGGGAATAACTGTAGTTGTATAGTGGTGGAGATAAACAAAACTACATTCTATGTATGTGAGAGGATTCGCGCGCACCGTACTAGCTACACACTTCTGTGTACATGTGAAAATCTATCCCATGCAAAAAGAATTGTGGAAACAATGAATATAGTTGAGGAACAGAGAGATGGCAAAAGATAGCCCTACCATCACCCTTGGCGGTAAAGAACTATCAACCCCACAAGCTAAGATCAAACGCTTCTCATGCCTGATATGGGGTTCATCTGGTGGTGGTAAAACTACCCTTGCCGCTACTGCCCCAGGAAAGAAACTGTGGATCAACTTCGACCCAGATGGAACAGATGCAATCGCATACCGTGATGATATAATCTTAAATGACTTCTCTACAGAGCCTAATGCTTGTGTTGAGAAGTTTAAAGAAGATGATCCACTACGAATCACTCAATTCCTAGCAGATCATAAAGAGATAGAAACAGTAGTGTTCGATAGCCTTACGACATTTGGTGATAGAGCATTAACTCATGGCGTTGTAAAAGCAGCAGGTACACCAAAAGGTAAGTATGCCACAATAGAAGATCCTGGTTACTCTGGATATGGTAATAAGAACACATGGACACGTCTATGTGTTAAGAACTTACTTAAAGCCACTGGTAGAGTAGATCGTAATATGATCTTTATTGCCCATGAAGATAAGCCAGTGACAAACACACAAGGAGAGATATTATTTATATCTATTATGTTAGGGAGTTCATTGAATGAGCAAATCCCCGTTGATCTATCTGAGATATGGAATCTTTCGGATACCGGAAGAGAAAGACGTATTGCAGTCCGAAACTGTAGACTCAGGAAACCTCTTAAATCCAGGATGTTCATTACAAGTGGTGCACCTGAGTTTATCTGGAAATATAATGCTGATAGTGACGAAGGACCAGGAATAGCTGACTGGATTGAAGAATGGAAACAAAACAGCGGAAAGAAAATACCACTTCCAGTCTAGGGGAATATAATGGACAAAGAAGACTATATGCGTGTATCAGGAACAATCACTGGAACTACCAAAATGGCATTGCGCTTGATGTCTGAACACAATGATGTAGAGGAATGGATACCTAAGTCTGTCTGTGGTAAAATGTCTTCCCGCCAAATTGATGAACTTGAAAAAGGAGATAGCGTAACATTATTCATTGCTACATGGTTCGTAAAGAAGAGGCATTTATAGAGATACTATCTATTAGTTTCTGGGCTGTACTAGTAGGTAGGATGCCACGAAACAAAACAGTTCCATAAACCAGTAACTATGACACACAGGAGAGAGTAACATGAGTGAGGAACTTTCCAGTATCGTTGAATTCTCAATTGATCTCAATGACCAAGAAGCCCCCGATCCACTTCCCGTCGGCGTTTACACGGGCATAATCCGTAAAGCCGAAGTGAGAGAAAGCCAGCGCGGTACACGATATGGTGCTGTCTCGTTTCACATTGGAGCGGACCAATACCCTGCCGACTTCACGGACGGACCGGAAGACGGCCTGACACTGATTTACAGACGTGTAGGCTTAGAGGACAACCCTCAGTCAAGGTTTGGTACCAAGCGGTTCATGGAATCTATTGGGGCGGCCTTGAGCAAGAAGGTCGATGTCAACGAGTGGGTAGGCATGGAAGCCGCCCTCGATGTCATCCACGACACGTATGAGGGTGTCACCCGTGCAGTAGTTGAGCGTGTTCGTGCGATCTAGCCTCATGCCGAGGCTCCCATAATCGCACGTTCAGGGGGGTCAATTTCTTTTTCCTGGTCTGCGGAAGGGGTTGACCCCCCACCCTTTTTACCCTATATTCCATGGGTATTGAACATCCACACATGAAGGAGAGGAAGCCAAAATGGCTGACGAAAAGAAAGCGAAGAAAACCCGTACAGTTAAACCCGTATACGTTGTATTACAGGTCACTGACGATGCAGGCAATACCATCAAGCTCACCAAAGAAAATGTCGCTGTTGTTTCTACCCACAAAGACGCTGGAGAGCTTCTAGACATGCTCGATGCGGGTGGACTTCCCGAAGGCGCCTTTTACAAGCGCATCGCCCTTGGCTAACTACGAAAGTCCTCGTAAGTCGGTACGCAGAGGATAACCAAGAGCAAACGATTGCCCCCTGGTGGCCCCCCACCGCCAGGGGGTTTTCTTTGTGTGCATTTTTCCCTTGACACACAGAAAGAAATGTGATATGATTAGGCATGTATTTCACCTTGTCAGTGATTTTTGTATTCACTGTGGTGCATCTCACCAGCAAATAATGGAAAACCCCAATATCCTATGTCACAGAGATAAGAAAATCAAAGCTATATCACATACAAGAGCAATAGCAAGGGAAAAGAATGGCATACGAACCTCCATTAAAGATAACAATCCCAACTCCAAATGAAATCCCTCAAGGCTTCGGTATCAATTCCACAGGTAAACGTGGTGGCAATCTAAGGATACGTTGTACTAATAAAGAGTATGACGCTGTTCAGTTAGAAGCCCACCGCCTTGGTATTTCACTAGCTATGTTTGGTAGATGGAGCATTGTACATGTAGCTAAGATGTTACGTGAGCATAGACTTACATTATCTACGTCCATGTCAATCGGAGAAGAGAATGGAACAGCCTTGGGACCGAATGTACGAAGAATACGACCGATTGGAAAGGCAAAAAGAAGAGAAAAGAAGAGAAACACGGGAAAGAGCAAATGACCTTGAACTTGATACTACACAATTGTTGGCAGTTGATCGTTGCTGTGATATTAAGCATCGAATTGTGCCTATTACGGGTCCGGCTGGTACTGGCAAGACCACGATTCTACAGCATGTTTATAGGAAGCTCTATTCCCATGGAAGACAGGTTGTACTCTGCGCTCCTACTGGGAAAGCAGCTAAACGTATCACGGAGGCTACAGGTATCGAGGCTAAAACGATCCATCGGCTATTGGAATACCCACATCCCGGTGAAGTCGATCAAAAGACAGGTAAATGCCTAGTATCTACAGACCCAAAACGCGATAGGAGCTTTCCCCTTGAACAACAGATTGTGTTGGCCGATGAATATGCTATGGTGTCTGTTGAAGTCCATAGGAACTTGCTTGATGCTCTTCCTAATGGTGGTGTTATTCGCATGTTTGGTGATGCTAACCAACTTCAGCCCATAGAAACCAACAAACGTCTCCAAGCAATGCCCTCTTCGTTCATTACAATGTTAGGAAAGTTCAGTGGCATACGTCTTGAGACTATACATAGGCAAGCGGGGGATAGTAATATCATATCCAATGGGCTTCGTATTATCCAAGGACAAATTCCTATCAGGAAGGACGATTTTGTACTTAAGTTCACGGATACTCCGGTCCAGTGTGTCCTTGACTTCATACAGGATAACCTCTTAGAAGACATAGACTATGGTACGATTAACAACCAGATCATTAGTCCTACTAAAGTCGGATGGGTCGGCACAGAAGCTCTTAACTCTGCAATACAGCAGTTACTTCAACCAGCGACAAATCCTTATGTCACTATTGCAAGGCACAAGTGGAGTAATGTAGATGAGCAACGAATCTATCTCGGAGATAAAGTTATTTACACGGTTAATAATTATCCTCTTGAAGTCTTCAACGGCGAGACAGGGGTTATTACAGCTTTCAAGGATAACGGGGACATCACTGTGGACTTTGGTGACAAAGACATTACTATACCAGTGTCCCTTGAAATGATAGGGCGCCATGGCGTCTACAACATCAACCCACAGAAAGACTTGGACCTTGCCTATGTCATCACAACTCACAAGTCACAGGGTAGTGAATATGATAGAGTAGCCTATGTAATGAATCGCTCTCGATCTTTTCTCTTAAATAGAAAGAACTTCTATACAGCAATCTCTCGTGCAAGGACACATGTGACTGTTATCACGGATCAGCAGTCAATTAATTTGAGCCTATATAGGAAAGGGGATAAGTGATGGTGAAGTGGGAATACTGTTTCCAACCACGCATCGAGAATATAAAAGACGCAGAACGTATCTTTGCAAGTGTGGGTCTTAGTGGATGGACATACTGCGGGATAATAATATTAGGTCGTGCAAGTATGCTAGCATTTAAACGAGAGCTAGAAACAGATGATAATACTTCTTAACGGCCCACCAAACTCAGGCAAAGATACAGCAGCTAACTTCATAGTTAAGATACTTCCACAAGTTAACCATGCTAAATTATCACGTCCTCTAAAAGCGGCAGTGATAAATATCTTTGACTTATCCAGTGGCACATTAAGATTTTTCAATGAAGACTCAGATTTAGAAAGTCCTTTCTTATTCGGGGATACATATCGTAAGGTACAGACAGATCTGTTTCACCATCTAGAAGCACAATATGGCCCTGACATCCTCGCTAGAATGTTTATTAGATATGCAAAGAAGAACATTGCAGCCAAATACATAGTTCTTAGTGACTGTGGTAGAACTGTAGAAGCACAGGCATTGGTAGATCACTTTGGCAAGGCGGAGGTGATATTGATTCAACTAACTCGTAGAGGCTGTAACTTTGGCAATGACATTCGTGAATATGCAAAGATAAACTGTGACAAAAGAGCCTGTATTGACAACAATCACGACCTTGAGATATTTGAAGCGCAAATCAAGCGTGTGCTTATTAAATGGAGGTTGTTAGATGGAGAATAGACCAAGGCCAGAAGGCTTTAATTACTCTATACCAGACCCAATAGCTGCACGATGCTTGGAATGCAATCAAGATGGTATGAATAGAACTAGTCTCAAGCCTGTTGCACATATGGGAACATCCACAACAGGAGCATGGGCAATTAAGTGCCCAAGCAAATGTGACAAGGGATTGAAATGGAAATAACTGAAGGCTGGTTAATGCGAGAGTTCACTGCACGAGCCAAGGCTTGTCAGTTACAAGTAGATTGCCTTGGTGCAGGTAGATTAGACAGTGAGATCTGTATCATAGCCGAAGCCCCAGGTGAACATGAAGTCTCCATGAAGATGCCTCTTGTTGGTGGTAGTGGGCGACTACTATGGGATACGCTACGTCCACACGATATAGGCAGGAAGGATTGCTATGTTACTAACGTGGTTAAGAAGCAAGTGGCATTATCTACGAAGACGGATGCTCGTAACCCTGTTAAAAAGCCTGAGCTTGAACACTGGGAGGGCCTTCTGGATTGGGAACTCGACCACCTTAGTAATCTCAAGTATATCCTTGCCCTCGGAAACTTTGCACTTCATGCGCTCACTGGGGACACTGGTATCACCAAATGGCGAGGAAGTGTATTTGATTGTCAAGTTGGACGGAAGAGAAGAGTG